TGGACGCTGCCAGACTGACCACAGCGCGCGGTCAACTTTCCAACTTTCAGATGTTCTGTGCTCGAAAGTTGAAAAGTTGGCCACACAGCGTTCACCAAACCGGGAAGGTGCGAACCAATGAATGAAGCAGCACTACGTGCGATCACGCAAGCACTCTGGTCACCAACACATGAAGACAGCAACATGGAAATGGCAAACATCACTGACGCCATCTTCGCTGTTGCGCATGCACTGGACCACGTTGCTGAGGCCATCACCAACGCAGATGACTTCACGCTGCACCAAGGTGGAACGTGGTTGGTGGACAGATGACCACTGAACCACTGAACCCTGCGCTGATTGAACGTGTCTACAAGACGCTGTTGAAGCAGCAGGACATACCCATGATCCAAGACAAAGCAGCTGAACTGTGCAGTGCAGTGTGTGCGTTTCGTAGCGTCAGCCGCTTGATGAAGTACACACAAGCCATCAATGAAGATCACAGCTATCCGTGCAAGTGGGTTGCGCTCCGACCCAAGCGTCTGTACCACCAGCTGACTGCTGATCCAGTGCTCATAGACGACTACTGCGAATACTGCCGCGAACACAACCACACGCGGTCATGCACGATCGCAGGTCTGCGTTACGCAGCAGAACACAACCCACTGGTGGACTGATGGACATTGAACCATTGCAGTTCGGTCAGCTGTCACCAGAACAGAAAGCCATGCTGCACAACCAGCGAGGCCAAGCATGGCAGTACGAAAGTGAACGTGAGTGGCACACGTACGTGGTGGAACTGGCGCACGTCTGTGGATGGCGCACGTACCACACGCATGACAGCAGACGTTCCAACCCAGGATGGCCAGACCTAGCGATATGGAAACCACCACAGTTCATGCTGGTGGAACTGAAGACCAACAAAGGCAAGCTGTCACGCACACAGCAGATGGTGCTGGCAGAACTGCACGCATGCCATGTGGAAGTGCACGTGTGGCGACCGGTAGACGAACACAACGTGCGTGCACGTCTGAAGGATGTGAAGCACCGTGGATGAACAGCAACTGGTATTGGACTGGCGCATGGTGCGTGGTGCCACGTTCAGCAACGCAGTGGTGGAACGCTGCTGTTGCATCACACCCAAGCAGCTGTACCGGGAACGTAAGCAGCTGCACTATCGCAACCGTGGTTGGTTCACGTACGGGGAAGCAGTCACGTTGGTGATGGTGAACGCTGCATGCATTCCACTGCACAGCGAAAAGCGTATGGCGTTACGTGCACTCGCACGATTGCTAGACGCCACACGCACTGAGTACGCATACGTTGGGATAGCACAGCGTGAAGGTCAGTGGTTCCCGTACGCAACACCAGAGATGCAGTCACTGGACGGTGACGTGGTGCTAGTAGCGCACCTACCCACCGTGAGTGAAAGCCTGGCCAGCGTGCACGCACTCACGTACAACAGTGGTGGTGTCACGCAAGCAAGCGCGTCCTGATCTTCAAACAACTGAATGGCGCAAGCTAAGTGCACGTGCACGCGCCATGGTTGGCCACTGCGAACAGTGTGGCAGCACTGACTCACTCGCACTTGACCACGTAGCTGACCGATCACTGGTCCATGGTGTGCAAGTGCTGTGTCGCGATTGCAACAACGCGAAACGTACGCACTACGGACGGAAAGCTGATCCACGTAACGCTGCTGGTTCTTGGTCGCGGCATGCGACGATGACCACAGCCGTCCGCCAATCTCTGTCCGCTCGCAGCTGGCCAGCGCAGTCTGACCCTAGGCGCGCCAGATGACTGCTGTGTTGGACGCGTTGGTTCCTACGGTCGGCAGCACAGCGCCACGTGTGTTCACACCACCGTTGTTTGAACAGTCGCTTGGCAGTGATGCTGTGACGTTCAGCGAGGAAGTGTGTGGCATCGAACTGATGCCATGGCAGTGTTGGCTGTTTGATGCTGCGTTGGAACTGCGTGCACCGTGGACTGATGTAACAGCGCCACCACCGTTCAGGTATCGGACGGTTGTGGTGCTGGTTGCACGTCAGAACGGTAAGACGTGTGTGCTTCAGCTGCGCGCGCTGGCAGGGATGTTCTTGTGGCGTGAACGTCTTGCTGTGTCCATGGCGCAGACGCGCAGTATCGCGTTTGAACCGTGGCGTGAAGGTGCGTTGTTGGTGCGTGATGTGCAAGCACTCGCGAATGAAGTGCGCAGCGTCCGCACTTCCAATGGCAGTGAGGCCATCGAACTGCGTAATGGTGCACGGTGGGTGGTGGTCGCTGCGAATGATGGTGGCCGCGGACTGAGCAGTGATCTTGTGCTGATGGATGAAGTGCGCCAGCAGCACACTGGTCATGCATGGTCTGCTGTCGAAAAGTCTCGTAGCGCGAAACCACATGGCCAGCTGTGGGCGTTCAGCAACGCTGGCGATGACAACAGCGTGGTGCTGAACAATCTGGTTGCGCGTGGTCGCGAAGTTGCAGCTGATCCTGAGCGCGACCCAACGCTTGGGTTCTTTGAGTGGTCTGCACATGATGACTGCGACCCATCAGACGTGCGTGAGTGGCAGCTTGCGAACCCTGCACTTGGTTACACCATTCCGGTCAGCACTGTGCGCGCCGAACTGGCGCAGGACGCGCCTACAGACTTCCTGACTGAACGTCTGTGTGTACGTGTGAAGCACCTTGGTAGCTGGTTGCCACCAGGCTTGTGGGACAGCTTGCACAGTGAACGTGCACGGATAGACAGCAGTGCTGTGACGTTTGCAGTGGACGCTGCACCAGACCTGATGCATGCAGTGATCGTGGCAGCGTCACAGCTGCGCGATGGCAGCACTGCCATCACTGTCTACGCAGAACTGGACGCGCTACCGGGAAGGCCAGTCGCAGCGATGGTGGCAGACACGGTGCAGTCAGTGCTGCACGCCTACCCACACGCACAAGTGCTGTATGACGCGCGCGGACCGATCGCAGCAACCATGGGTGACCTTGCAGCTGCTGGCCTCGCATGCGCAGCGATGGACGCAACAGACGTACAGCGCGCGTGTGAACGGTTCTATGAACTGTGCGTCAGCAGGAACGTGGTGCACGATGGCAACCAACTGCTTGCAGACCACGTGAGCAACGCTGCGCCGAACACATACCAAGACGCATGGAAGTTCGCACGTCGGCATGCAGCAGGACCAGTCAACGCATTGATTGCAGCAGTGCTCGCAGTCGCCAGTGCTCGAGCACCCAGACCTGCAACACCAGCTTGGACTGCGTACTGATGGAACCAGCGTATTGGTTCGTCGTCTTCATCTTGGTGTGTATCGCCATCCTGTTCGTAACGCTGACAGTCATTGCAGTGCGATGAACAGTCACGTACGGCTGTTCCTGTGGTTGCTCGCATGCGTAGCAGTCGCAGGACTCACAGCCGGTTGCGTACTCGCCATCAGTGGTTACTCATCAGCTGGACCATTTGCTGTGGCCTCGGCATGCGTTGGTGTTCTCGGAACACTCGCAGCTGAGAACATCAGAAAGGACCATGACCAATGAGACTGCGACGCGCACAGAGGCCACCCACTGAAGACACGGTTGTAAGCAGTGGTGCATGGCCACACGCACAGTTCGGTGGCCTAGATGCGTTCCAACAGTGGTGGGCATCACAGCTGAACAACATCTGGACTGGTCTTCCTTGGGCTGATGAGGAAGCAGCACTAGGTGTGCCAGCAGTCAGCGCGTCACTGCAACTGCTCGCTGCGTACGTAACGCAGATGCCACTGGAAGCAGTGAACGACAGCACCACACCACCAACCACGATCACGCCAGCGCCAACAATCATCCGTGCACCACTCGGTGACGCGCGCGCAACCAACTTCACCACGCAAGACTGGATTGAACCGTTGCTGCGTGACCTTGCACTGTGGGGGAACTATCTGGCTGTACTCGGGAACGTGGACTGGACTGGATGGCCTACGCAGCTGTTCCCGGTAGCAGTAGGTCTGTGGTCAGTGGAAGTGCGCAATGGTTTCCGCGTGTACCACGTAGGTGACTTGGAATATGACGCGAGTGAAGTGCTGCATGTGAAGATCAATGCGCGTGATGGCGAACTGGTAGGCCGCGGACTGATGAACACAAACCGCGACACACTCGCAGCAGCCATCGCAGCAGAACGTTGGGCAGCTACCTACTTCAGCACTGGCGCAGGTCCGTCCGTGCATATCGCACATCCCAACCCTGACCTGACACAAGACCAGGCCAGTGACCTGAAGCAGAAGTTTCTTGACTCGCAAGCAGGATCACGCCAACCAGTCGTGACACCAGTTGGAACTGAAATCACGGTGCTTCCGAATGATGCAGAGAGTGCGCAGCTGGTGGAAGCGCGCAAGTGGGCGAACCAAGCACTGGCGATGGCGCTTGGTGTGCAGCCCGCGATGCTTGGCCTTGAAGGTCCGTCCATGACGTATCGCAACATCACGGAAGTCAACCAACAGACAATCAACACCACCGTGATGCGTTACCTAGTTCCAGTTGAGCAAGCACTCAGTGCGCAGTGTCTGCCACGTGGCACACGTGCACGGTTCGCAACCAGCGCGCTGGTGAGGCCAGACCTTGGTGAACGCATCACGCAAGCGACAGCTGCACTGCAAGCAGGAATCATTGATGTGCAGGAAGCGCGCGCGTGGCTTGACCTGCAACCGAACGAAAGCGTGCAACAACCAGTGGAAGTGCCAGCACTCGCTGCGCCACCAGCGCAAGACGTTCCTGCGCTGCAAGTAGTTGGGGGACAGTGATGTACACACGCAGCTTTGAAGGTGACCTGACAGTGCGTGGTGATGGTCGCACTGTGTATGGGTTCGCAGTTCCGTACAACGTGGATGCCATCATCAATGATGGCTTTGGTGACTACGTAGAACGCTTCCAACGTGGCGCATTCAAGAACGTTGTGCGCGCGCCGCAGTATGTGAAGTTCCAGTACCAGCATGACGATGACCTGTTGGCTTGGGTCGGGAACGCAGTGCTGCTGCGCGAGGAAGACCGCGGGCTGTTCGGTGAGTGGCGACTAGACAACAGTGAACGTGGCAGGCAAGTGGCCTACAAGATTCACGATGGTCAGTTGCCTGGCCTCAGCATCAGCTTTGTACCGGCGCGCGATGACCGCGACATAGCAAGCAACGGTATGCAGCGCGTGACGCGCCGACTGGTGAAGAACTTGGATCACGTTGCAGCAGTACGGTCGCCAGCGTACGCATCACCAGAACCACTGATGGTGCGTGAACAGACCACGGTGGTCCAATCGTCCGTGGAACGCTGGCGCGCATGGCGCGCGTCTGTCACCATCGCCACTGAGCAGCCCACATAGCTGCTGGACGAACATCCGCGCGGCGTCGCGTACTGCGCACCCACCGTGCGAGGCCTCGGCACAGAACCGTCTGAAAGGCCTTGCACCATGCGCGGATTCATCGAACGTCTGGAACGTGAACGCAGTGACGCACTCGCCACCATTGATGGTGCGCTGGAACGTGCAGCTGCTGAAGACAGAGACCTGACCGACAGCGAAAACAGCATGCTGTCGGATGCACGCACACGTCTGGAACGTGTGGAACGTGAACGCACCACATGGGCCGAACTTGCAGAGTCACGTGCACAAGGTGACGCACTGCAAGGCAGGATTGATGTTGCGTTGTCACGTGATACGCAACTAGTGCGCGTCGCACACGCGCCCGAACAGCAGCCCGAAATCACGCAGCTGTTCCGTGATGCTGGCGACTACATCCACTGTGTGTCGCTTGCACGCGCTGGCGACAGTGAGCAGAACCAACGCTTGCAGCGCGCCATCGCCAACCAGCTGCTTGCAGATAACCCTGGTGTGGTACCCACACCCATCATCGGGCCGGTAGTCAACCTGATTGACCGCGCGCGTCCTTTCGTCAACAGCGTTGCACGTAAGGCGATGCCTGGTGGTGGTCAGTTCTTCACGCGTCCCAAGGTGACTGCACACACACAAGTTGGTGAGCAGACAGCAGAGAAGACAGAGGTTGCATCGCGCAAGATGGCAGTCACACCCATGAACGTGCAGAAGCACACGTTTGGTGGTGCGCTGGACATCAGCTTCCAAAACCGTGACTGGACCGATCCCGCAATCTTGCAGATTGTGGTGGATGACCTTGCAGTGCAGTACGGAAAGGAAACCAACAACTTTCTTGCTGACTACGTTGCAAGTGAAGTGACAGCAACGCAGGAAGTTCCTGGTACTGCACCAGCAACCGGCGCGCAGCTGTTGCAAGCCATCACCACAGCAGCAGGAACGATTGATGCAGCTGTTGGTTCACTGCCTGACACGTTGTGGGCGTCACCGGATATGTGGGCGTCCATCGTGAGCGCAAGCGACACCACTGGTCGGCCTCTGTTTGTTGCGTTCAGTCCAAGCAACGCACCAGGCAGCGCGAGTGTGACCAGCACAGCTGGCAACATCTTTGGCCTCAACTTGGTGGTGGACTCGTCACTGGCAGCAGGAACACTGATCCTCGGCATTTCTTCACTCGTAGAGTTTTACGAGCAGATCGGTGGGCAGCTGTCAGTCACAGAACCCACCATCTTGGGTTTCGTAGTCGCTTACTACGGATACTGCGCGTCACTGGTGGTGGAACCGGCCGGATTTGTCAAGCTGGTGAATCTCGCATGACTGAAGCGCAAGCCTGGTGGCTGATCGCGCTAGTAGCAGTCATCGCACTAGTGCACCTAGTGCAGCTGCTGCGCGCGCGCTGATCCTGGGGGATGTCACGGTGGCCAACAGCGTTGCAACGTATCTAGACCTGAACAGCGTGAAGGCCTATCTACGGCTGAACGTTGCAGACACGTTGGATGATGCGCTGTTGGTCACTGTGATGTTTGCAGTGGAAGCAGAACAACGTGCGCGCTGCAAGCCTGAAGCGTTCAGCGTGATCGAACCACCACCCACTGATCCTGAAGTGCCGACAGCAGTAGCAGTCTCGGATGTGTACCACGCAGCCTTGATGCGCTGCGCGCGCTTGTATGTTCGGCGCGCGAGTCCTGAAGGCCTAGTTGGCCTCGGTGACTTGGGTGTCGCGCGCGTCCCAACGTATGACCGCGACATAGACGCGCTGGAAGCACCATGGCGCGTGGTGGTGCTCGCATGACACTGCTGCACTGTCGCACGATTGACCTTGCAGCAGTGCGCGATGCGATGACGGATGCGTTGGAAGCAGGAACGTTCTACAACCAACCAATCAGAGTGTGTCCATGGTTGGCAGACCAGTGGTCACCACCGTGTGCACTCATCGGCACATTCACTGTTGAGTTCACAGACACCAGTTATGAAGGCCTTACAACAGCTGCTGTGAACACACGTCTGGTAGTGCCGACACAAGCACTGCGACCAGCACAGCAAGACCTAGACCTGTTCTTGACTGCATACGTGGACGCGCTGAACGCAGCACCAAACCTTGGTGGCGCGTGCATGCGCGTCATCCCTGTGCGAGCGCAACCCATCACTACGCCATACGGAAACCAAGACTTGGCCTCGTATGACGTAGACACAACCGTGGTCCTGTAGGAAGGAAACACATGGCTGGCAATCCTGCCTTCATCTTCATGAACCCAACCATCAAGATTGCCACTGATGTGGCGACTGGAACAGACATGGTCTGTGAAGTCACCAAGGTGGAACTGACCAATGACGTGAACATGGTGGATACCGGTTCACTGTGTGGTCCTGCGCAACAGCCTGGCAAGATCAGCTGGACGCTTTCAGTTGAGGGTTACCAGGATTACGCAGCTGGTTCGCTGTGGCGTTTCCTGTGGGATAACCAAAGGAAGCAAGCACAGTTTGAAATCATTCCCAAGGACACAGACCTAACACCAGCTGGTGCAGACAATCCCACCATCAGTGGAACGATTGTGTGCGTACCGGGAACCGTTGGTGGTACTCGCGAGGAAGTGGCCAGCTACAGCGTGGAACTTCCGCTAGTTGGTGATCCAGTGCTGGACGATGGTGTTGTGGCCATGGAAGCTGAAGCACAGGGTGCAGCTGCGTTCTAATGGATGTCGGCACACAGCTGACCGCGATCCTGACTGATGGCAGGCGCGTGGAAGGCAAGATGACATTTGGCGATTTGGCGCGCGCAGAAATCCAGACCAACAGCAACTTCATGCAGCGTTTCCGTGATGAAGACAACATCACAGTGAATGATCTTGCAGTGCTCACATACCAAGTGGCGATACGTCTTGGTGTCTTCACTGACAGCTATGAGCAGTGGCTGTTGCAGCTGGAAAGCTTTGAAGTACCAGACGATGAACCAGACACCAACGGTGCAGAGGCCACCAAGGATGTGTCAACAGTGCATCCTTTCCCGATGGCAGCGCCGGAATGATGCTCACACGTCTGGCGCTGTTCTCGCACATTCCATTTGATGTGTGGGCGAACACTGATCCAGTGGTGGTGATGACTGCCATGAAGGTCATAGACGATGACGAGCGCGCGCGCCGACGTGAGGAAGCGAAGATGTACGCGCGTTCACGTAGGTGACACATGGCCAAGTCAGCGCGCACTACGCAGTCAGTGCAAGTGGATGGACTGAAGGAAACGCTGCGCGCATTCAACAGACTTGGGAAGGATGCGAGCAGAGAACTGCGTAAGGCCTCGGTCGATATCGCACAGCACACAGCAAGCGATGCGATGGGTGCAGCGTCTGCACTTGGTGGTGTCTACGCAGCTGCTGGTTCCAGCATCAAAGCGCGCAGCGACCGGTCACCCAAGGTCATTGCTGGCACAGCCAAGAAAGTCACCAAGCGCAAGACCAGCGCCGGTTCCATCATCTTCGGTGCAGAGTTCGGTGGGCGCGGACGCGCAACCACGCAACAGTTCGCACAGCACAGAGGCCAACAGGGTTTCTTCCTGTGGCCAACCATCAGACACAACAAAGCGCGAGACATTGCGCGCTACCAACGTGCGATGGATGACCTAGTGCGGAAGTGGTCACGTGGCTGATGCCACACGCACGCTTGGTGTCAAGTGGACTGGTGACACCAGTTCGCTAGAGAAATCCACTGCGCAAGCAAGCAAGAAAGTTGGTGCGTTCAGTGGGTCGCTGTCCAAGATCGGAACCACAGCAGCTGGTGTGTTCACTGGCCAAGGCATGCTGGACGCTGGCAAGCAAGTGGTGTCGTTCCTTGAAGACAGCGTGCAGAAAGCACAGGAAGACCAGCAGTCGCAGACTGCACTTGCTCGCACGCTGAAGAACACCACTGGCGCGCGCAAGGATGACATTGCGCAAGTGGAAAAGTGGATCAGCAAGCAGTCCAAGGCGACTGGCGTTGTTGACGATGAACTGAGGCCAGCACTCGGAACCCTGGTGCGCGCAACCGGTAACGCACGTTCTGGTTTCAAAGAACTGCAACTAGCACAAGACGTAGCAGCTGGCAGTGGCAAAGACCTGCAATCAGTCGCTGGTGCAATCGCGAAAGCACAAGGTGGAAACTACGGTGCACTGAAACGTCTGGTCCCAACGCTTGACTTGACCAAGGCCAAGACGCAAGGCATGACCTACGTGCAGGCCAAGCTGAATGAAACGTTTGGTGGTCAAGCAGCAGCAGCTGCGAACACCAGCGCAGGGAAGATGAAGCGACTGCAAGTGCAGTGGCAAGAAATGCAGGAACAGATTGGTTACAAGGTGCTACCGGTACTGACCGCGGTAGCAGACTTCCTGCTGAACAAACTTCCCGTCGCCATCCAAGCCACCATTGATTGGTTCAAACGCATTTACCCTGGCGTAGTTGGTGCACTGCAACCAGTCATCAGTTTCTTTGCCAGCTACGTGCGCGCCATCGTCCTATACGTGCAAGGCATCATCCAAGTGTTCCAAGGCCTCATCCAGTTCATTCGAGCAGTGTTCTCTGGTGATTGGGGAAAGGCTTGGGATGGCCTGGTGAAGATGTTTGGTGGTTTCGTCAAGATATTTGCAGGCATGTGGGATGCGCTGTGGGCATACGTCAAGCTGGTGTTCACACTCGCATGGCGCGCCATCATCACGCTGTTCCAGTATTACATCAAGCTGTGGGTGCTACTCATTCGCACGTACTTCAACATCGTCATCAGCCTGGCACAAGGCCTGGTGTCATTCCTTGGACGCGTGCTCAGTACTGCGTGGAATGGCCTCATCAATGGACTGCGCATCGCATGGTCTGCTGTGGTGTCGTTCTTCAAAGGTCTACCGGCGCAAGCGTCTGCGTTCATCGGGAACGCACTCAGCTTTGGTGGCAGTATCGGCAGCAGCATTGTGAATGGCATCACTGGTGCGTTCACCAACCTAGGCAGCGCGCTTGGTTCCATCATCCGTGGCGCGATCAACTACGTCATAGATGCGTACAACGCACTTGACCTAGGTATCCACTTCACCATTCCCGGTTGGGTTCCTGGTGTTGGTGGCAAGACGTTTGGCATAGATGACATCTTCCCTGACATCAGACGCTTGGCCACTGGTGGTGTCACCACACAAGCTGGCCTTGCCTACTTGCACGCCAATGAAGCAGTCATCCCACTGTCACGCGCGCCGATGACGATGGCAGGCAACACCTACAACATCAATGTGAACGTGCCAGCAGTCGCGAACCCTGCTGCTGTCGGCGCAGCCATCGTCACAGCAGTGCGCGAGTACGAAAAGCGTAACGGTGCAAGCTGGCGCACTAGCAGCACACGGAATGCGTGATGCTGAACACACTGTGGTCTGATGACGCGCAGCTGCAAGTGATGATTGCAGTGGGTAGGCCTGATGACCAGACGTTCACGCTTGACGATGCAACGTTGGGACAGCTGGACGGCATCGGCACACTTGGCAGTCCTGACTCACCATGGCTTGATGTCACGTGTGATGTGCGCGCAGCAAGTTGGCAGTCTGGTGCGACGCGCACAGATGGTGTGCTCACACGTTGGGAAGCTGGCAGCTGCGCCATCACGTTTGACAACAACGCTGCGCAGTTCGATATCACTGCACCCAACACACGCTTCCTGCCGATGGTCGCAGTACGCATCAGATACAAGCTGACTGCTGACACTGACTGGACGCCAGCGTGGTACGGATACGCAGACAGCTGGACGATTGCATGGTCTGACGATGATGACGAGACAGTAACGCTCGCAGCGACAGACGGAACCAAACTGCTGAGTGCGTATGACGCGCCCGAACTGACAACACCAGTTGGTGATGGCGAGACAGCAGCGCAGCGCGTGCAACGCATCCTTGCTGAAGCAGAGTGGACACAAGGAACCAGGATCACTGCTGGTGGTCGCACCATGCAGTCCACCACCATGGCGCAGGATTCATGGACGCAGCTACTGCTGAACCAAGACGCCGAACTAGGCGCAACATACATAGCGATGGATGGCGCGCTGGTGTTCTGGCCACGTGACTTGTGGCTTGACCAGACAACTGGCAGTGACGTAGTTGCAACCTGGGGACCATCAGACCTGCGTTACGAGCACGCGCAGCTAGTGAATGATGATGACAACTTCCGCAACATCGTGGACGCAGCGATGAACGGTGGAACAGAAATCAGCATGCGTGATGTGCTCAGCGTGCAGAACTTCCTTCCTCATCGCTACGGACGCAATGACCTACCACTGAAGGTGCAAGCAGACGTGCAGGACTGGTGCAGCATTGTGTTGCAGACCAGCAACAGCCTGGTGCCACGTGTGGACTCGCTGGAAGTAGTGCCACAAGTAGTTCCAGATGAACTGTTCCCGGTTGTGTTCAGTACGCACTACGCAGACCGCTGGCGCGTCACGGTTGACCCACCAGGCAAACCGACAGCGACCACCAGGCCAGTGCAAGTGCGTGGTTGGAAGCATGACGTAACGCCAGAACAGTGGCGCGTGACCTACGCACTCAGTGACGCACTGCTGTTCCAACCGTTCCAACTTGACAGCACTGATCCTGACGCGCGCCTAGACGTGATGCGCTTGATTTGAAAGGTGCGAGGCCATGCCTTGGAAGCAGTGGGCATTCCTAGAGAAAGTCAGCAGCGCAGACTTTCAGACGTACATGCAGAACCAAGTGGTGCCACAGTTCACGTCTACGTCACAGCGCGACACCATGTGGACCACACCAGTGAAAGGTGCGTACTGCATCACCACAGACACCATGACGCTGTGGGTGTATGACGGAACCGGCTGGCGACTGAGCACACCAGTAGGTCAACGCATTGGTGCCACCGCGATGCTGCAACTGGATGCAGGCCAAGGTGTGCGCAGCGTTGGGTCCGTACCGTTCACGCTTGCGTCACAGCGTCTGTGTCGCTTGGAAGTGGCTGGTGGTTACCAACAGATCACTGGCGCATCCAACAACGCCATTGGTATCGGTATTGGTTTCGACACTGCGCGCTTACTGAACTTGGCCTACAGCACCAACCTGCCACTGAACCAGTTTGCTTGGGGATACCAAGCGATTTGGGCGACGCTCGCAGCTGGCGCGCACACTGGTGACGCGCAGATATCCATGAACAGCACAGTTGGTGCTGCACGCATACAACCCAACGGATACCTAGCAGTGCAGGATTACGGACCCATCTAGAAAGGAACCCACCGTGGAAGACAAGCGTGAAGAACAGCAGAACCAGCAGCCTGACGATGAGCAGCAGGAACGTCTGCACGTTCCCGAACCGGGAACAGATGGACCAGACGTAACCGACATCACTCCTGGCATCCCTCCTGGCGTTGTGGTGGATGCAGAGGAAGGCGACGCCGAACAGTCAGACGTAAGTGATGCACCAGACAGCACAGACACTGGTGATGACAGTGGCGCTGGTACCGACTGACTACCCACAACGTTTGGCCAAGCGTGGCCTGAACGTGCAAGTGATGGGTGACTGGCAATCATGTGGTGGTAGCGCGGATCACGCTGCATTGGTGTTGCATCACACTGCGAGCAGTAGCAGCACCAAACCAGCAGACGATGCTGCGTACTGCCACCACGGTTCTGGTGATGCACCGTTGTACAACGTGATGGTGGATCGCACTGGCGTTGTGTGGGTGCTCACGCGCAGGAAGTCAAACAACGCAGGGAAGATCAGTGGCACTGCACTGAATGAAGCACTGCGAGGCCAAGCGCAACTGACACCAGCTGCACAGCGAGGCCTTGCAGACACCACCAGTGCGAACAGTCAACTGTTCGGCATCAGCGCGCAGAACAACGGAACTGGCGAGTGGTGGTCCGACGCACTGGTGGATGCCATGTGCGTTGTTGCAGACGAAACGCTGAAGTGTCTTGGCCTCAGCGTTGGTCATGTGTCCACGCATCGCACGCTGACTGCTCGCAAGATTGACACCACTGATGGCCAGTATGGCGTTCCTGCCGACTGGCACAGCGCGATCCAGAACGCTGGTGGTTACGCACCAGCACCACCACAACCAGAGGAAGACGAAATGTGGACCATCGTGGGTGAAGTACCAGCAGGAACATCACGCGAGCAACCCGGTTCACTCACACTCGCACTGCCAGCTGGTCGCAAGTCAGCCAAGTTGCAGATGTACGCAGCATGCCCACCAAGCCAAGGTGTATCGCTGTGGGCAGCGCAGTGTCTGAACGGTAAGAACTTTGGCATGTGGTCGAAAGGCAACACTTGGGAACAGTGGCTGAATGGCAGCAAGCAGTTCACTGTTGACCTGATGCCAGAGGCCTACGCAGTGCAGTTCCAGCACATGGGTGGAACGAAAGCACCACTAGTGGTCAGCATCAGTGGTACGTGATGATGGTGTCCTAGCTGCGCTGGTCATCCTCACTGCGCTGGTTGGCGCAGTCGTCTGGTCAGTGTGGCGTCACCACGTGATGGAAGACCTGCACGCCATACGCAAGATGTTGGAACAGCGCCACGTGTGGGAGCAGCGCATAGCTGCTGACCTTGACGTACTCGCGAGCAGTCACACTGATGAAGTGACAGATGACCAGACGCGAACGTCAAGTGAAGCTTTCACCAGTGACACCACGCATAGTGATGACGTAGGGTGAACGTACGTAAGGCCACTGGCACTTGTGCACGCTTGCAGCGTTGGTTCTTCGCACCTTCCAACGCGTCAGCTGTGTCGCCAGTGGCCTTACGCATCCATGGCCACGTGGCGAGTGCTCAGCCCTAGTCACCAGCTGTGTGACCTGTGTTCCCGCGCGCTGACGCTAGGCCTTCCACTTCAGCTGTGCAACAGGATGTTCACAGCAAGTTGGTCAGCACATCTTCCACGCGTAGATCAGGACACGTTCCCGGTTCGCACTCACATCTGTAACCAGCGCGCACGATCAGGTCATGCAGTGCGTTGTCACGCACCATCGCCAGCGACAGAACGTTTGGTCCATCAGCTTCACGGCAGGCCACGTACGCAGCTGCAAACCGGTACGCAGCCACTTCCAAGTCAGTCATGGCTGTTGCCATTGGCACTGACCGGTATGGCGCGCATCAGCCGATCAATGGCAGCGCGCTGGTCATCATCCAGCGTGAAGTTGGCGCTGATAGAACGCATCTGCTGCGCCATCGTCTGCACGTTGCTGTCAGCTTGCTTCAGCTGGCGCTGCGACTCGCCTAGTTCCACTCGCAGTGCTTTCACGTGACCAGTACGCACAGTCAGTTCCTGTTCCAGCTGCTGCACTCTGCGCTTCAGTTGGTCAGTGATCCTGTGCTGGTTCGATAGCTGCGCGGACAGACCTGCGTACTGCAACGCAAGCTTTTCCTCATCAAGTACCGGCGCGCTCATCACTGCCACACATTCTTGAAGCAGTGCAGTCGCAAGTGCGTGGTAGTCCACTGGTGCTAGGTCAAGATCAGGCAGCCACGGCCGATCTTGCATGGCGTCCACGCTGAAGGCCTGTGACGCTTCCTGCGCCGGTTCTGTGGCCTCTGGAACGTCTTGCGCTTCCTCGCTGGCCTCTGGCGCTTCAGACGGTTCTGGTTCGCTCACAGGGAACCACTCGGCAGGCAACGCATCAGCGTCTATCGCCAGCTGGATTGCGTAGGTGCGCTTGCCACCTTCATTGGTTTCACGCTTCACCAGTCCTAGCTGTTCCATGTTGCGCAGCACTGGTGTCATACCGGTTGCACCCAAGTTGGCCTTGGTGTCATGCAGTCGCTTGAAGTGACGCGTGTAGCGGCCATGCAGCTTGCGCGCAGCTTGGCCAGTCTTACGGTCTTCCACGTCACCATCCACTGCTAGCGCAATCAGGATGGCCGCGAAGTTGTGTGCACCGTTGCTTGGCTGACGTTTTCCGCTAGGCAGTCGCAGAGGCCATACCAATCGGCCATCGTCATCCAGTTCCACCACTAAGTTGGTCCTTCCATTGCCAGACATACGCTCGCACCTTTCGCTGTGAACCAGTGTGGCAGGACCAACAGAGACAGATGCAAGATTGGGCGGGCATGCAGTCGCACCTTCATCCCTGCTGGTCCCACCACCCGCGATGGTCCCACCGTTGGGCAGGATTGGCAAGCACCCTGTTGGCCTCTGACCAGGCCTTTCAGTGTGGGTAACGCAGCTTGCACCTAACGGTGCTGGTTGCGTAACCTGTAGATGACCGCGCGCGCGTGCGCGTGGCGTCACAGGACCAACCAAAGGTGCGAACCCAAGTGCAGACCACACAGCAAGCGCGTGCGAGCAAAGCAGCCATCTACGCAAGACGTTCCAAGGATTTGGAACTGGCAGGCAAGAACGTTGCCAGTCAAGTGCGCGATATGACAGCACTAGCTGCAAGCAAAGGTGATGACAACATCACTGAAGACCGTATCCACGTGGACAATGACGTGAGTGCTTCCCGGTTCGCACGTAAGCAGCGAACAGCGTGGAAGGAACTAGTGGCGCAGATCGAAGCAGGCAGCGTCCGGCGCATCTACACACTGTGGTTGAACAGACTGCTGCGACTGCCAATGGAACTGGAACACCTAATCAATCTTGCGCTGGCAGGCAAGTTTGAAAGCATCATCACTGAAAGCATCACGCTAGACCTGCGCACTCCTGAAGGTCAGATGATGGCGCGCCAGATGGCAGGCCACGCAGATATGGAAGTGCAGCAGCTGTCTCATCGCATCAAGCGCAAGATGGATGAGAACCGGCGCGAGGGTAAGGCCACGCATGGTGTGGTCAGCTTTGGATGGCTTGGCACTCGCCATGGCCACAAGGATGACGCTGGCCTGATCCACCATGAAGTTGAAGCAGCACTCATCCGTGAAGCAGCACAGCAAGTGCTTGCTGGTCGCACGCTGTCAGCCATCGCACGTGAGTGGACAGCAGCTGGCGTGGACCAACCAATGCAGCTGCACAAGTGGGTGAAGGCAGGCAGCAATGGCGAAAGGCCAACACCCAACTGGATGCCCAACCACATCCAACGTGTGCTGACACTGCCACGTAACGCTGGATACCAGACACATGAAGGTGCAGTGGTTGGTCAACCGTGGTCACCCATCTTGGATGCAGACACGTACGCACAGCTGGTGGCGCACTTTGAGCGCAGGAAGTATGGCGCACGTTCTGCGCGCAGTAGCGAGTGGACAGGCTTTGTGCGCTGTGGTGGAACCAAGGACGATGGCAGCGTCTGTGGTGCAACCATGCTGTACACACCAGCGAAGAACAACCGTCCAAGTGCTTTCAAGTGCGCAGCGATAGTTGGGCGCGATGCATGTGGCCACAATGGTGTGAGTGGCCACCACGTAGAACGTCTGGCGCACGACTGGTTGGTGCAGCTGCTGGACGATGAGACGATGCGTACGCTGTCCACGGACGATGAAGCAGACACAGCACAGCTGTTCGCACGCTTGCAGCAACTGAACCAGCTGCAAGTTGAACTGGATGAAGACCGCGGTAGTGGTGCGATGCCACGTGAGGCCTACAACCGTGCGAGCAAAGCCAACCAGCGTGAAGTGGAAGCAGTGTCACGTGAACTGGCGTCCACGTCAGTGCGGAACGCCATGACACCGTACTTGGGTCGCGGTCAGTTCATCCGTGGTGTTCTCGACAGTGGCGATATGACAGCAGACGAACACCGCGCGCTGTTCCTGGCCACAGGTCAGTTCGCATGGATCAGGCCACAAGGGTTTCGACACAAGCACTTCGATGTCACGCGCGTGGCGTTCAGTGAGGAAGCACCACCGGAATGGACCACCAAGGTCAGTGACAGCAAGCAGGATGCTGCGTAACGTGTGACACGCCTTCCTTGCACGTAGGTGCGCTGTGAACCAGAGGCCTCGCTACTCACCTTGCCAGTAGCGAGGCCTCTGCGCGTCCGTACCCTTGATGTAACTAACCCTGTGGGTGCACACTCGCAGACGTTCATGGTGCGAAGAACCCAAGCCAGCGAGGAAGTGCACGCACGCTGCGCTGCTGTGCTCCGCGCGTTTCTTGCTCGCATGGCAGGCAAGGAAGGTGCGAACAATGCGAAACGCAATGGCGGCCGCAGCCGTACGCGTCGCGCGTCTGGTTCCCAACGTGGTGCTGGATGAAGCTGCTGATGATGACACTGCACTGGTTCGCTGGTTAGAACCAGCTGAGTACCGGTCACTGTCTACCGGTGAGCAAGCTGCGTATGACATTGCGCGTGAACTGTGGATTGGTAGTGGTCCACTCGCGCGCTTCCTGATCTACGCAGATCAGCACTACGCAGAAACACTGCTGTCTGCGATCACTGTTGCACTTGGACCAGTCATGGTTCCGGTTGGTGCACGCACTGAGGAAGACGCACGATGGAACCGTCATCTGCGTGCACTGCACCACACTGACTGGCAGCCGTCGCACGCTGATGCTCAGCACTACGTGGAAGCTGTGGACGATGACTGGCAGCAGCCATGACCATGCGCGAGGAAACGCTTGCAGCGTGGTCTGCTTGGGATGAAGCGCCGACTGGCAAGCGTGAAGCGCAAGCCATGGTTGACGCCATGACTGCACTGGCACTGCCTTACGCACTGCCACCAGCAACCGTGCGTGATGTGCTGCTGGCGTTCAGACGTGCAGGCATTCCACGTGGTGTGTGTATGGATGCGTTCATTGCTGGCGCGCAGCTGGTACGTGAACGCGTGCCACGGTGACGCAGGAAGAACGTCTGGCGCAGCTGGAACGCACACTGCTTGCGTTGCTGGTCATGCTGCTGGACGTAGCTGATGGTCACTATCCACTGCGCAACTGTGGTAGCGCGCTGGATGCGTTGGTGCGCTTGCACAAAGAACAGATGCCTGACTGGCAGGAAGACCGGTGACCAGTGTTGTCTGGCCTCGCGCGCAGACAGTTGACCGCGCGCTGTTGCCAGCTGATGCAATCGAATGTTGGTCAGTCACTGAAATACTGAAGCTGCTGGAAAAGCCTGGCCTGACGTACTGGTTTCAGCAGCAGGTTGCTCGCACTGCATGGAACCGGCGCACTGCACTTGATGCGCTGACTGAACGTGAAGCTACGCAGCTGCTGCTGAAGCGAGACAACTGGACGCAGGACCACGAACTGTCTGACGCGCAGTGTGGTTCTGCTGTGCATGCTGCACTGGAAGCACACACGTTGGGTGACGTGCCAGACGTGCATCCTGAAGCGCAGCCTTTCGTCAAGCAGTTCTACGCATGGCTTGATGCTGTGCAGCCTGAGTACCAAGCAGCTGAAGCAACTGTGTTCCATCCTGAACTGCTGTACGCAGGAACACTGGATGCGCTCGCACGTATTGATGGCCAGCTGTGGCTGATCGACTACAAGACCACACGCAACCCACTGGACGCGCGCGGGAAGCTGCGCGGACCCTACAGCGAATGGTTGCTGCAACTTGCTGCGTATCGCTTCGCACCGTACGTGTGTGCGTTCCGGCCCTACGTCTTAGAGACTGACTACAGCCCGCGCCGCTACTACATCAGTCCGCAAGATATGGACCACGCAGTAGCCATGCCCAAGGTGGACGGTTGCATGGTGTTGCAGCTGGAACCCAACGCATGGCGCATGTATCCAGCGCGTGTGGGCAACGCTGCGCATGATGCGTTCCTGCAACTGCGTTCACTGCAGCGTTACCTAGACCTGACTGCGCGTGGCGCGTGGTCAAGCTACGTGGAAGGCAAAGCATGAACCGTGGAAGGCCTCGCACTCATCACACACACAGGATGCGCGCTGGTGACTTGCGCGCGTCCATGGACGCACTGGAACACCTAGCTGGTGTTGCCAGTGATGAAGCAATCATTGAAGTGGAACGCACTGACTATGAAGACACTGCTGGTTCCTTCAGTCCTGAAGCACTGAATGAAGCGCGCGACTGCATGGAAGCTTGGGTTATCAGTCGCATACTGCGCCAGTGGAACCAGAGTGGCACTGCACCTAAGCGCATGACCATCAGGGTGCGCGTGGTGGTGGCCTGATGTCGCCGATGTTGGATGTACAACGCAGGGTGCATGAAGTTGGACGCATCAGGCTTGGTGTGCAAGGTGCGGACCATCCACGTGCACTGTCCACGTTTCGTTTCACGTCTGCGCGCGCTGACCTGATCGCACAGCTTGCTGCGCAACTTGGTGGCGAACCAACGCAGTGGCAAGGCCAACATGAACTGGTGTCTGATGCGAGCGCACTTGATGTGCTGATACCACCAGCTGATGTTGGGTTCAGTCAGTGGCATGAACTGTGGTCAGCAGCAGGTTGCCAACGTAGGTGCGACGGATACCGGGAAGTGCTGACTGACCAACCATGTGTGTGCACTGAGGAAGGCCAGCGCAAGTGTGATGACGTAACCCGGTTGTCTGTGCTGCTTCCTTCACTGCGCACGTTTGGACTGTGGCGCGTCGAAACGCACAGCTGGTATGCAGCAGCCGAACTGCGCAGCGCGATCGAACTTGCGCTTGGCCTCGCTGCACGTACTGGTGAACATCTTGCACAAGGTGTGCTGCGCATCGAACAGCGCGCGGTGAAGCGACCAGGCCAGTCTGTGCAGCGTTTCACGGTGCCAGTGCTGGATGTCGCACTGTCGGCGCAAGCGTTGCCTGAATCGGCGGCAGCGAGGCCTACAGCGTCTGTGAGCGCACGTGACGCGCTCGCTCTGGTCGCACCAAGCGATGGCGAGGAAGCAGAGTCCACACGTGCACGTGATCGCGGCGCGCCAACTACGCCAGTCACGTCACTGCCACCAGATGAAGACGATGGTGCGCCACCCACACTGACTGCACATGAACGTGAAGCGCGAGACACAGCGCGTGCGACCCATCCAGCTGCTGATCCTGAGCGCGCACGTTCACTGCGCGCCATGTTCGCAACCGTCGCCGCGATCCTTCCCGATGCCGACAAGGACGCGCGCAACAGCTTGCGTTACGCACTCGCAGTCATGGTCACCACCAAGACGCGCGCCGAACAGAACCAACCACCAGCGACCAGTTGGAATGACCTGACCGGTAGGGAACTGGTGAAGGTGGAACAGCTGTTGCGCGATGTGCAGAACGGTGGCATGGTCGCGGAGCCACGTGGCGATGGTGGTTGGCACTTCGCACTGCGCAGTGGTCGCAGCTGCGACATCTACCAGGACACCAACGGTGCGTGGACGTACAACGTTGCCATTTGACATACGAGCAGAAAGCCAATAGGTGCGACTATGGCGACACGCGAACCCTTGCAGTACCACGCTGTAGACCAACTGCCTGAAGTGACACGCAGTGGTGGTGGTGGTGGGA